ATGAAACCCCTACCGCAGTTAACAATTGCCGCCCTGCTGACCGTGCCGGTGTACGTTGGCCTGACTCGAATCGATGCATTGGTGGCATGGATTCAGACCGATATGGCCTGGAAGGCGCTGCTGCCGATATTTCACCTGTTTGGCGTGATAGGCGCTGAAGGCGAAGAGAACGTCATCGTTGCGTTGCTGCTCCTGTTCAGCTTCGTCCTTGCGTTCTGCATCGTGTCTATTGCCGCCCATATGCTGAGGCGCAGAAAGCCGCGGAAACTTGAATCGCACTGAGGAACGGCTGCGATCGTCCAGCAACGCTACGCTCTCCAGACAACACCTGGTTGCCTTCGAAAAACCAAGGTGTAAGCTGAAAATCGGCGTCAGCAACCTCGCTCGACGTGTGTTCAGGCCGCAGGCACTGTCTGCGGCTCTTTTTTGCATCCGTAATCTCTGGCGTTTGCGCGAGCTATGCGGTGCCACCAACTTCGACGGCACAAACGGCCGGTGAAGACCTACCGTAGGGAAAACGGCGGCCTCGGGTGTCGTCGGCCGTCGATATGGGCTTTGGCGTATTCGATCGCAAACGTGCATGCCGCGTTCTCAGATGCGAAGTAGCCGAGGATGCCCAATGCCTCGCGCTTGCCGTTCCGGTGCGTGACTATCGCGGTTGCTGCATAACCTGGAAGGGAAACCGGGGCGAGAGGCATGATCGTAGATGTCTTGTATTCCACGGGATCAGCGTGCATGGCATGTCACTCCTTGTCGTGGCTCCGCAAACCGAGTGTAACGCCTCGATTGTTTAATCCTAGGATATTCGATCAAACAAGAAAAGCCTGTCCAGGTTGATGGCTTGTAACTGCCAGCAAGAGGTATTCGGAACCCTCGACAGGGTTCCTGTGATCGCCGCGGCTTAAAAAAGCCCTGCCGGTTGTGCCGCATCATCCCAACTGAAAATAATCACCTCCTTGCGCGCGGCCTCCCGGCCGCCACCGCCCACGGTGTACCTGATGTCTACCGTCTCAATGTGAAACCCTTCGAAAGCCCGACGAATGTCCGGATGATCATTGAGGCGCACGATCGCCCTGCCCTTCAGCGACCGCAGACGGGTCGCCATCTCCACGTATTCGGAGTACGGAAACGGCACGCCATAGCCTTCGGTCTCCCAGTACGGCGGATCCAGGTAGAACAGCGTATGAGGCCGGTCATATTTGTCGATACACGCCTTCCAGTCGAGGCGCTCGACGAAAGTATTAGATAGGCGCAGGTGCGCGGCCGACAGCGTCTCCTCGAGCCGCAAGAGGTTCAGTCCCGGTGGCGTCGTTGTCGCCGTGCCGAACGACTGCCCCTCGATCTTGCCGCCGAAGCAGTTCTGCTGCAGGTAGTAAAAGCGGGCCGCCCGCTGGATATCGGTGAGCGTTTCCGGGAGCGTGTCCTGCAGCCATCTGAACACCTGTCGGCTGGTAAGCGCCCACTTGAACTGGCGCACGAACTCCTCGAGGTGATGCTGCACGACGCGGTACAGGTTCACCAGTTCGCCGTTGATGTCGTTAATCACCTCGACCTTCGCCGGCGGCCGCATGAAATACAATGCGGCCCCGCCCGCGAAGACCTCGACATAACAGTCATGCTCAGGAAACCGCGGAATCAGATGGTCCGCGAGGCGGCGCTTGCCGCCGATCCATGGAACGATAGGATTTGCCATATCTGGAATTGCCTTTTCTTTTTTAAGTTAGAATTCGGCCCGCCTACCGGTAGGTGTCAGGGCCTTGGCTAATTCACTGGCTGCTGCAGTGGAAAGGTGACCGGGAGAAATGCGCGAACATCATCCCGGTCGCCCTGTCTTTTCCCGCGCCGCAAAGGACGGTCAAAGTAACTTTTCTGGCCGCATTGAGGCGGCTGATTGCCCGCGAGAGGAGCGAGCCATGATGCGCCGCGCAATCATTACCGCAGCGCTGATCGTCTGCGCGCAGCTGTGCGCCGCGCAGCAACCGTTGACAGATGACAATGACGCAGCCGCCCGCGCGGCCGACATCACACGCAACTACGGTCTGTCGACAGACAGGACCGAGTGCCTGCTCTTCGATACCGCCGACAAGGGCGAATACTTTGTGGTGCGGGTGCGCGAAAACCACACCGACGCGTGCGGCGGTGCCGCCGGGGTCTCGCCTACCCTGTTCTTCCTGAAGATCCGCAAACGCGACGGCTATCCGCTCACCACCGCGTACGACAGCGAGCAGTATCTGCCGCTCAGAACATCCGCAAAGAATTGAGGCGCGTACTGCTCCCCGGCGTTCAATACCTTCAATGTCGGCAGCATCTGCGACCAGCTGATACCGACGGGCCGGATCCGCTCAATTCGTTGTGCACACCACGAGTCGCCTTTATTTTTCCGGACTGGTGACCTAGATTCATATCTTGCCCAGGAGGGAATCATGCTGCACGCATATAAGGTCTACACGATCGACGCGACGCCTGATTTTTCGATTGGAAAATTCTTCGCGCACGTCCGCATCAGCCGTCCGCCTCGCAAGGACGAAAGAGACGGCGAGACGTTTGAGGCCATCGATCTCGGCCAGTTTGACAACGAATGGTCGGCTGAGGCCTTCGGCCGTGCCTGGGCGGTCGCCTCGGTAGATGAGCACTGGGACCGAAACACCGTGACTGTAGTCGATGCGCTCAGCCCGCGGGCCTATCCGGCCGACTCGTGACTGCATCCGAGCGCGACACCACGGTATCCGGCGACACCGCGAACTGCGTAATCGCTGCGGCCTGCCTGTCCGCACGCGACGACGAGCCGAAGAAGTATTCCTTCGAGCCAAGCACCATCGCGATCAGAATGCCGAACAGCGTATCGAGCGCGCGCATCACGCCGTCGTCGAGCCGGATCTGTCTGGCCGCCAGCATGAACTCGAGGCCGATCACGGCGAAGAGCGCGACCGTATACATATAGGCCAGGTTGCGCGCCGTATGGTCGTGCTCCGCCGCCGCAAAATTACGTGCGCTCGCGCGATCGTCGGCCGCGACCCGGTCGGCCTGCACCTGAATGCCGGCCATGTTCTCCGCGTGCGTGAACCCCGCCTGCCGCATCTTCAACGCGAAGTCGTCGTCGGCCTGCCTGAGCGCGAGCAGCTGCTCGGGCGTCATCTGCTGGCCGGTCAGTGCGGCCTTGACCGCGTCAACTGAACCATCGGTGAGACCGAGCCTGCCGGCGATCGCCGAGGCGGCCATTGCCGCGATGCCCGGCACCCCGCCCGTCAAGGCCGTGACGAGCCACGGCGCGACCGTTTTCAGGACATCCATCATGCGCTCACCCCCAAGGCCCGGTTGAGCTGCCAGCCGTATTCGAACGCCTCGTTCTCCACGCGCTTTTCGGCACACTCGATGTAATAGACCGACTGCTGCGCGGTGACCATGCCCAGCAGCACCCGATGACCGTCTGCACCGCGCGCGGCAAGGAAGGCTTTCAGCGCCGCGACCGTCATGGCGCCGATGCCTCCGTCGACGGTGATATCGGCGAATGAACGCTGGTTCTGGTTCAGCACATTCAGCGCACGCTGCAGGAAGCGCACGCCTGTCGCCGGCCCGGCGTTCACGCCGATGTCGAACAGCTTCTCCGCGAGCGCCGGCGAGACCGCGTCGACGAGGTCGAACTTCGGCTGCAGCCAGTAGCGGCTGCGGTAGATCTGCGCGGCGGTCGCGCGCGACATGTCGCGCGTCGCGCCGGTATAGCCGAACGCGCGTGCCACCGCGACAGTCACGCCCCACATCGTCTCGCCGCCGGCGTCGGCCACGTTGTTCGAGTAGCCACCCTCGCGGCCGATCAGCGCATCGATTTTTTCGTCAAGTGTCATTGCTTCGTTCCCTGTCTGGTTTCCCGCGTCACGGTCTGCTCCAGCACCTCGAGGCGCTGCTGCTGCAACCGGTTGAGGATGTCGCCTTCGTTGATATGGGTGAACACCCACACAATCGAGCCCACCAGGAAGGTCTGGACGATGCCGAGCACGATCCCGAGCACCCACATCGCGCCCCTCGCCGTATTCTTCATCGCCGCCACCCGGTCGTCGACGCCGCCGATCTGCGCCTCGAGCGCATCGCGTTCCTTCTTTCCTTCATCGACACGCGCCCACAGCAGCTCGATGTCCTTGCGCGCGTTCTGGTTGTGAATCGACATCTGCGCGAGCGCACGATCGAGCGCGGCGACCGGCTGCACCGATGTCTTGATGTCTTCAAGGCTGGCCGCGACGCTGCGCAGCTGCTCGCCGAAACGCGCGATCTGCACCGCCAGATCGTTGTTGTGCTGTTCACCCATCGGCCCCGTCCGTCCAATAAAAAACCGCCTCACGTGAAACGTGGGCGGTTCGTTGTCGTCTTCGTATCAATCGCGTCAGTGCGGCGGCGCCGGCACCACGAGACTGATCTTCCTGCCCTTCTTTTTCCCGTGCCCGACCTTCGCCTTGCCCCGGTTGCCGGCGTTCAGCTCGACCTGCGTTTCCCAGCTTCGCCCCGCATAGGTGTTCGTCACCGACTCGATCAGGAAATCGCCGTCCGCCTCCTTCTTGAAGCCCTTGAGCGTCACCGTCTTTTCGGCCGCGAAATCGGCCCGGCCGGTCATCGTCATCGTGCTTTTGGCGGTGTGGTGATTCAGCTTCTGCAGGCGGGCGTTCGCTGCGGCCTTCGCGGCCTCGGGGCTCGCGAACGCATGCCGCTCGGTGTGCACCGCAGAGGCGCCGGGCGGCGCATCCGGGTTCGGGATCGTGAGATCGATCTTCTTTCCCGTCTTCACGTCATGGACCTTCGTGCGCACGGCGACGAAGCTCGCGCGATCGGGAAACGTGATCTCGTAGTCGAGCAGCATGTCCGGCGTCAGCGTAATCGGAGGCAGCGGCTTGCCGCTCACGCTCCGGCCGGCGCCGCGACCGGCGACGATCAGCCTGCCCGCCTTCACCGTCGCCGTTGCGCCATGCTGCCGCGCGAGCCGCGTGATGAAGTGCAGGTCGCTCTCGCCGAACTGGTCGGCACGCGGCACCGGCGCGTCAACACTGCATGCGGCCGCCCACCGGTTGCGGCGCGCGACGTCACCGACGATGTCCGCGAGCTTCACGTTCTCCCAGCTGCCGTACCGGTGCGTCTTCGCGGTGGCACGCATGTTCGCGGGCTTGCCACGGATCACGACGGATGCGGGCAGCCCCTTGAGCGCGACCTCGTCAACCGCGTACTCACCCAGGAACGACAGACCCCTGCCGCTCCAGCCGAGTGAAATTTTGAGCGTGGCGCCCTTGGGCGGAAACTGGATCCTGCCGTCGCGATCGTCGAGTTCGATCTCGCACTCGTCCGACTCAAGCCCCGGCCTGTCCACCGTCCGGATGCGCAGCACGCGATCCTGGATCACGCGCGTGATGTCGTCGCCGTTCGCGACGATCTGGAAAATGGCCTGCATCGCTCCTCCTAGGTCCAGAGCTGGACAGGTTCATCGCGCTGAACGTCGAGGTCAGGCAGCGTGATGAGGATTCCCGCGGCAAACGGCTGCGTGCGTGCGGCGAGCCCCGGATTGGCTTCGTACACCGCCTCGACCACACCGGCGAGCGACCCGTAGAACGCGTAGCAGAGCTCGTCGAGCACGTCGCCGTCAGAGGTTCTTATAGTCTTCGCCATAGCGGCCGAACTCCAGGCTGAAAGTCTGTTTGCGCGGAGCGCCGTCCGACATCAGCGCCTCCTGCTCCTCGTCGACGCCCTGCAGATACCAGCGGCCGAGTACCTCGCCGTAGCCGGTCGTGAGCTGCACGGGCACCATCCGGTCGCCGATCGCGCGCAGTGCATCGATCTGCTTCGCCCCTGCTCCGGACGCCGCGAATACAACGCCGGAGAGCGTGATGGTCTCACCGCCCTGGCTGACCGCCTGCAGCGCCTCCTGCCGGTTCAGCCGCTCCTGCGAGGCCACCTTGTATTTTGTGGTGCGCCGCAGCTTGTCGAACGCTGCGGTCGACAGGTTGAAGTGGAACGTGTCGCCGGCGTCGGACGTGAGCGTCATCAGGTGGGGCGTGGCGCCCGTTGCGCCGCCGAGCAGACCCGACAGCAATGCTCCGGCGCCGGTCGACGTTGCGAGCGATGCAACCGACGGCGTCTCCCTGATGCCGACCCACGCGTTGAACTTCGTGCGCACGTCACCGAGCGCCGTGTTCACCGAGTCAGCCGCCGACTTCACCAGCGGATGATTCGATGCGGTGGCGATCTTGAGGACACTATTGACCGACGACTGCACGGCATTGAAGCTGCGCACCACCGTGCCGACCTTCGGATCCAGATCGCCCGCCACCGACAGCGCACTACCCGCTCCGGAAAGCAGATCGGTTGCGCTCGTCAGGTTGCCGGTGGCGAGCTTCTGCAACACCGCCACCGTGTTCGCACTTGCCGCGCGGTTGCGTTCATAGACGCGGCTCATGCTGCGCACGCGCTCGGTCGCAATACTCGCCTGCGTCGCGGCCTGCGTGATCTGTCTTGTGAAATCCACGTTGCCTCCTACAGATGAGGACTATCGAACATCGCCGAGCGGTTGTTCTTCGCCAGTTCGTCTTTCATCAGGCGCTGCAGCTGCGGCGACACCTTCGCGAGGAAGCGGTCCGCCGCGTCGCTGCCCGGCTCGCCCTGGAACGTGACGTGAAAGACCGGCGCAAAGGTGTTCTGCTGGTCGATCTTCGCAACGGGCTTGTCGGAACCCGGTGCACGCTCGAGCGCTTTCGCCTTTGCGAGCGCTTCGGCGACTGCCGGCGGCTGACCGTCGTTGCGCGAAGCGTTATACGAAAGCGCCAGCCTCGCGACTGCACCCAACGCCTTCTCACCCGCGAACGTCCCCAGCGCTCCGCCCGCGAGACCGCCGACCGCGGCGCCGACCGGCCCGCCGAACGCACCGATCATCGCGCCGACCTTCGCGCCCAGCACGCCCCCGGCGAGACTGCCGGCGATGCCCGCGAAGCCCTGCGCCTTCGCCGCCCGCGTGTCGTCGCCGGTCGCCACCGCATACGCATTGTTTGCCGCCAGCCCGAGCTTGAGCACCGTGCCCGCCATAGCCAGCTTGCCGGCATACGGCATGACGCGACCGAGCACGCCACGAGCCGCGCCGAACACACGGGCAAAGCGCCCGCCTTTGGACGCAGCACTGCCGGTGGATCCGCCTTTTCCAGCCGAAGCCAGTTCGTCGGCAACCGCACCCGCAGCGCTACCGAACCCGCCAGCACCGCCCGGCATGTTGACGACAAAGACGCGCTGCACGCCGGCCGACGCCGCGGCGCCACCCAGCGCCTCGATCGCACGACCAACGGGACCGGATCCGCTGCCGCCCGTCCCGGCACCAGATCTGCCGCCGCGCGCGACGAGAATCGACCCACGCGCGATGTCGAGCGCACCGCGACCGATCTGGAAAAGTGACTTTGCGCCGCGATACGCGATCAGGCCGGCCGCGACGCCCGCGACCGCCATCGTCGTCTTCGGCGCAGCGTCGGTGATCTTCGTGAGCCCTTCGCCCGCCGTTTTCGCGGCGTGCCCGACCGCATCGGTTACCGGTCGCAACGCGTCGCCGATGCTGCGCATCGCATCGTTCCACTGCTGGCCGACCTCGTTCCAGACCTGCTTCGACGCATCGCGCCGGTCGGCGAGGTCTTTCGCGATCTCGCCGCTTGCCTGCGCCGACTCGCGCTTGAGCTTCTGGTACAGATCCGCGTTCTGCAGGTAGGCGGTCAGCGCCGCCTTCACCTGCATGTCGTTGAAGAGGTCGCCCGTCTTCATCGTGTCTTCGAACGCGGCGATCTGCGCACGGCGTTTGTCCGGATCGGACTCGCCGTTTATCCGCGTTGCGGCGTCGGCAAGCTGTTTCGCTTTGGCCGGGTCGGTACGCTCGATATACGCACGCGCGAGAACGAAGGAAGCCTCGAGCGTCGACCAGCCCTTGCCGATCGCTTCCCGCATTTTCGCTTCGTAGTCGACGCCAGCTTTTTTATAGTTGTTCGCGGTTTCATTGGATCCGATTTTGGAGAACCAGTTTTTCAGGTTGTTGGCCGCTTCGTCCGCGGTGCCGGCCGTCTTCATCTGCACCTGCAGCATGGCGCCCAGCTGCGTCACCGAGTCCTGCCCGGTGATGCCGATCTTCTGCATTTCGGCGAGCAGCACCGGGAACCAGCGGGCCATGTCCGCCGACTCGAACGAGCCCTCCTTGCCGAGAAACGCGATCGCCTCGAACGCCTTCGCCATCTGCTTCGGGTCGGTGATCCTCGCGTTCTGCCGCAGCGCCTGGATCATCCGCGCGGTCTCGACCGTGGTCGCCCCCTGACCGATCGCGAACTTCGCGGCAAGCGGTGCGAAGTCGAGCGCACGGCTCACGTCCATGCCGCCCGCGACCATCTGGTTCACCGCGTCGGCGAGCTCGTTGCGGCCGATGCCGTTATCGCGCGCGTCGCGGCGGATGCGCTCGCCCATCGACGCTTCCTGCGCGGTGCGTGCAATACCGGCCTTGATCGCGATGTCGCGGATGATCGCCTGATAGTCCGCCGAGATCGTCGCCGGAACCGCGACCGCGGCCGAGAATTTGACGGCGTCGCCAATCGCGCCACGCGCGCCCTCGCGGCCGGCGGCGATGCGCTCCTGGCCCGATGCCTTCAGCTCAAGACCGCGAACCGTGCGACCCAGCCGCGTATACGCCCGGTCGAGCCGGTCGACCTCGATGCCGTTCTCGCGCAGGGTGCGCAGGTTCGATTCAATCTTGCGTCGGATGCCGTCCGCTGCGCGATCGCCCGCCGCGTGCAGCCGGCGGAATTCGTCCTGCAGTTTCACCGTCTCGCCGATCGTGCGCTGCCACAGCCGCGTCTCGTTCGCGGTCTTGCGCAGACCCACGATCCGCGAACTGGTCTCGGTGATCGCGCGGCCGAACGTCGCCGAGACGGCGCCGCCAATCACGATCCCGAGTGCGATGTCGTTTGCCATTACATTCCCTCATCCCGTTTCCCCGCTAGTCGGTGAGCCACCAGATCACCTCGTCGAGCGTCATCGCATCGATCGAGGCGGGTTGCACGCCGTGCTCCCTAAGCAGCCGCTTTGCCAGCGCCTTGAGCGTTTGCTGGCTGATGCGTGCCAGCGGATGTGAGGCGAAAGTAGGCGTCCTGGACGCGGTGATAGTCACCGAGATCCATGCCCTCCAGGTCGTTCGGCGACACACCGGCGAGCGCCGCGAAAATCGCCAGTTCCTGCCCTTCCTCATCGCCGGGTGCGATCTTCTGCGCCGCGCGCATGTCGCGCACCTTCGGGCGCCGCAGCGTCAGGGTGTCGCGCACGACGCCGTCGAATGCCACCGGATAGTTCAGTTTCACGGTGACGCTGTCGATCCGATCGGTCGCGTTATTGACCACGTTACTGAGCACGTTGCTCGCCGCGTTGTTATCTACATTGCTGTCCATCTGTCCCGCCTCAAATAGAAACGGCGAGCCGTGCGACCCGCCGTTGGTTAAAAAGTTACTTTGCCGCGCGCAGGCGTGGTGTGGTTACATGCCGATCGCCTTGCGGATCTCGGCGAGCTGGTCAACGCCGTCGATGATCCGCACCATGCCCAGCACATCGATCTCGTGCACGACCGCGCCGTCGATCTCCAGCTTGTAATAGGTCAGCGACACGGTGAACTTGGCGTCGACCTTCTCGCCCGGTTTCCAGTCGCCGCCATCGACCTCGGAGAGCATCCCGCGAAACGTCGCGGCGACGGCCTTGGTCGCGCCCTTGATGTCGCGGAACGCACCGCGAAACACGCCGTTGAATGCGGTCGCATCGGCGAGGCCGAAGAACTTCAGCACGTCGCGCTCCATCGTCGACATCTGGAACACCGCCTCGAGCGCCTCCATGCCGAGGTCGACCTTCACCGGCGCATCCATGCCGCCGGCGCGATGGTCGTCGGTCTTGATCTTCAGCTTCGGCAGCGTGCACTGCGTGGCGCGACCGGCAAAACCCTTGCCATCGCTATACACGTTGAAGTTATAAAGTGTTTCCGGAGTCACGGGTCACCTCTCAGGTGTTGTAATCAGGTGGTGGTATCGAGCACTTCGGTCAGCCACTGGTTGGTGACCTCGAAGCGGAAGTTGGGGTTCTCTGCCGGCGGCACATCGGTGAAGCGGATGTTCCAGTACACCTTGCCGTCCTCGAGCTGCGTCGCGGTGTTCAGCTCCGGATCGGCATACACCTCGAAATTGATCAGCGCGCCCTGGTTCTTCAGGTCGCGCATGAACGCCTGCAGGCCTTCGGTGACGTCCTTCACGTACGTGGCCGTGATGCCGCGGTCGACCGCCCACTTGTGGCCGGCCAGCACCGCGTCCATCACGATGTCGAGCGTGCGCACGCGCGTGACGAACTTCCATTTGGCATCGCTTGACAGCGTGCGGTTGCCCCACAGGCGATACCCGCCGTCGCGGATGATCGTCGCGATGTTCGCGTTATTGAGCAGGTTCGCGCGACAGGTCTCGTCGCCGTCGAGAAACTCGATCGGCCGCTTCGTGCCGGTGATGTCGGTGATTTCCTTGTTCGACGGCGACGCCCAGAAACCGATGTTCGCGTCGGTCTGGCAGAAGAGGCCCGCCGCGTACGATGAAGCCGACGCATCGACGTCGGCGTTCGCGGTCGTGTCCCACATCGTCGCACCGGGATCGACCATATAGAGCCGCTTGCTGCCGAAGTTCTGCGCGTAGGCGATCGCCGCTTCGTCGTCGGTGTTCGGCCCGTCGATGATGCCGATCGCGCGGAGTTTGCGGGCAAGCGAATCGATTGCGGTCGCGACCGCCTGCGTCGACGAGAAGCCCGGTGTCAGCAGCAGGCGCGGTTGCACGTTGTATTTCGACTTCGCGTCGAGCAGCGACTGCAGGCCGGTGCGTGCACCGCCTGCACTGACGCCACCGATGATCGCCGAGGTGAGCGCTGCAGGCTCGCCGCCGGCTGCGACGCCCGTGGCAACAATCACGGCCGTACTCTGCGCATAGATCGCGCGGGCCGCTTTCGCAATCGCACTGCCTTCGCCAAACGCGGCGACGGCCTCGCGGTAGCTCGTCAGCTGCACCGGCACATTGGGCGCGGCTAGATCCGGGCCGGGCGTATAGGTGTTGACCATGCCGACGATCGACGAACTCGGCACGGCGATGGTGCGCGGCCCGGTGTCGACCAGCGACACGGTCACGCCGTGGAAAAAGGATGTTGCACCCATGAATATCTCCAGGGAAACAGCTAAAGAAAAAGCCGCCTGGGCAGGCCGCTTCGGGTGATGGAACGCGGGGCTCCGGCAACGTGCCGGAGCAGCGCTCAGGTCACGAAATCGGGCGCATCGGGTGCAGCAGGCAGTTCAACGTTCGGCCAGCCGGTCGCGTCGGCGAGGTCCCGCAGCGCCTGGCGATACCTGAGCAGTGCCGTGAACTGCCCGGCCGTGAGTGTCGTGCCGTCGCCGATCAGCTTTTCATCCTGATGCCGCGAGACGAGCCAGTCGGTCGCCGCGAGCGCGCCATCGCGCCTCGCGCGCATCATGTCGGCCTGCTGCGCACGCGTCGGTGGCAGCGGATCGAATAACGCCGGTACGCCGTCAGCGTCGAGCGCGAGGCGCCTGCCCTGACCCTGTCCGTTGATCAGTTCCTGCCAGAGCCCGGCCGTGATCCCGACGGCCGTGACGGCGTCCGGCACCGGACTGTCGACGCTGTCGTAAAAGCCGGTGATCGCGCCCTGCGCGTCGTATGCTGCGAATTTCTGTCCCATGATGTCCCTCAGTACCCGATACTGATCCACGAAATACCCGTTGAACCGGAAGCCGCCGTGCCCGCGATCACGTTAAAACTGGTCTTGCTGCCGTTGCCCTGGAAACCCAGTGAGATCGACGCGGCATTCGGGGTGATCACGGTCCCGGTATTGCCCGCAGCCAGAATGAACGCGTTGGGGTAAGCAACCGGCAGCGTGACTGTCTGCATCGATTGCGTTGCAATCGTGCTGGTGCCCCACTGGACGATCAATCCGCTGGGCAGCTTCGCATAGCCGTTATTGGCAAGTGACTGCGAAAACGCATTGCGGCGGAACAGGAACGATCCGCTGATGACCCAGGCGCCGGACAGCACGGTAAACACGCAGTCTTCGCCAGGGTTAAGCGCCACGCTCGTGACCAGCCCTGTCCCACTGTCGATCTGGTCCGCGCCCGCCGCGGAAATTGTGACGATCCCGCTCGACGATGTACTGACCTTGCTGCAATGGAGACTTGCCCCGTTAGGCAACCCGGCGATCGGCGGAAGCGTCGCGGCCTGATTGGCCGTGTTGTTAAAAACCACTCGCGAACCGATGTAACTGTTGTCCATCGTGGTCGACGCGACGGTGGCCTGGCCCGAGTGAAGTGGCGAGTACTGAAGCCCGGATTGACTAAGAAATGCCGTCGTCACAAGCTTCGTGCTGTTGTCGAACTGCGCCGGCGTCGGCGCCCGCGGCGTGCCCGTGAAAAGCGGCGAGTCGAGTGCGGCTTTAAGCGCGAGCAGGTTCGTCACCGTCGTCGCGAAATCCGGATCGTCGCCGAGCGCGTCGGCCAGTTCCTTCAGCGTATCGAGCGTGGCCGGCGACGAATTCACCAGCGCCGCGATTGCGGCCTGCATGGCGACGAGCGTCGCGTATTGCGGGTGCGGGTTCTCTGCGCCCGCGTGCGCTTCCTGCTGCGCCCTCAGATAGCGCGTGCGGTTCGCAAGCTGCTTTGCCTGCCGGTTATCGATCCCGTCCGGGCCACCCATCACGGGGTCCGATGTTTCCAGCTGATAAACACCCTCTTCCCACTGGGCGATTTCCACAAGGTCTGCCATCAGGCGACACTCCCTCTGTTGTATTGTCCATTGCGCATGGCGACGCCGTTATGTCGGACCGGCACAGCCGTGTAGTCGAGTACCGCGAGCAGGCTGCGCGCGGGTGCGTAGCGCCCGAGCACGGCTTTCAGGCTGTCCGCCTGATCGCGCGTGACCGGCTGCTGAAGCTTGACGATGTATTCGGCCCACGCGTTCGCACGGCCGTGCACGTGGTCGCCATTGCGCGTGATCGATCCGTCGCGACGTCGCGCGAGTCGCCCTTCGACCAGCTCGACCTCGCCGAAGCCGAGCCGGCGGATCACCTCCCGCACCGCCCACGGCGTGCCCTTCCTGCGGTGCAGCGCGAGCGAGCCCTTGATCAGCGCCCGCTTCGCGTCTTCAGATTCGGCCAGCTCCCATCCATCGACGGCCAGCGCCCACGCGAGCCACGGCAGCCAGCCGGCCGGACACCGGTCCGCATCCCACAGCGTGCGCAGCATTTCGGGATCGACACCCGGCGCCATGACGGTCGCCAGCGCCGTTTCGAGCGGGGTCTGGTTGGCCGGCAAAAGTGCGTCACGCATCGTCCACCTTCATGTTGAGTACGATCGACGTGCAGTTGGCGAACTGCCGCGGCGTACAGAGAACGTGCGCCGCCGGCGATCGCAGATCGACATCGATCACGCCGGAGTCAGGCGGATGCAGCGCACCGTAGATCGCGGAGAGCGACATGCCGGCACCCAGCTTGCGGGCACTGGCGATCGCCTTCCCGAGTGCTGCGCGACGCGCTTCGAAAACGGCCTCACCACCTGGACCGCTGCCGACATGGACGTCCGCCTCGACGGCAAAATCGACGCGCTCGCCGGCTGTCACCAGCACTTCGTCGTTCAGCGGACGGACATCCTCGGGTGAGACCGCTGCCGTCACGGTGTCGATCAGCGTCTGGTCGGGCACGCCGTCGCCCGCAGCCGACAGAAGCGTCAGGCGAACCACGCCCGCCTCGGGACGATCCACCTTGACGTCCAGCACATCCGCGGAGGCGTTCATGGCCAGCGCAACGTAACTACCGGATGGACCAGCAACAGTCGAGCGTTCGATCGACATCTGCGTGCGCAGCTTCAGCCGGTCGTCGCCTTCGAGCGTCGGCTCAACTGGCGGATTTGCGTCCGCGTCGCCAGGATCGATCGTCGCCCGCCCGATGTCGAGCAGCGCCGCCAGGTGTTCAAGATCGGCACCGGTCGAAAAAGCCAGCATCACGGCCCGCGCGGCGTCATTGACCCGCGCGCGGAACCGCACTTCGCGGTAGGCCGCAAGCTCGATCAGTTTCACCACCGGATCCGATTCGAGCGCCGCGCTCCAGTCCGGATAAATGCTTCTGAAATGCACGAGCTTCTCCTGATAGATATCCTCGAAGTCGAGCGTGTCGACCAGATCCGGCGGATCGATCGCACTCAGATCAATGGTTGTCACGTGGTCACCTCGAAAACTGCGTCATCGCCTTCGTAGACGCCCTGGATGCGGAACGTCACCCGGCCATCAACAATCGATGCGACCGTGACGCGGGAGACCCTGATGCGCGGCTCCCATCGCCCGATCGCGCGGGCCGCTTCCGCCTGCGCCGAAGAAATCCAGCCGCGCGATACCGGCAGATCGACCATGCGGGGAATGTCCGAGCCGTACTCGGGCCGTTCGCGCCGTGTGCCCTTGCGCGTCGAGAGAATGTCGCCGATGCTCTGCTTGAGGTGCGCGATACCGGTGACCGGTTTGCCCCTCTGCCGGTCCATGCCGACCAGCGCCGTACCCGCGCCCATCGTCAGGCTCCGTCCGCGACGCGTTCGAAGTCGGGATGGCGGTCAAGCCAGGCGATCTGTTCGTCGCAGGACGCCACCACGGTGCTCTTTTCGACGGCGAGCGTGCGGCCGTCGGCCAGCACCAGCGTGCGCGATCTGAAAGCTTTGTCGCGGAAGGTGACGGATACCATGTCTGCGGCGGCGGTAGTCATGGGGAGACCGGCCGGCAACGGGACTGCTTCGTCTTGCGGCATATCGAAACTCCAATAAAATAGCCTCGCGCGAAGGCGAGGCCAAAGTAACTTTTCACGAACGCTTCGAACGTAGCGCCCTACTCTTTCAAGGGTGGATCCGTCGGCGCACCCTCCTGCTTCACCATGTGTATGTGATCCGGCAGCGAAACGCCCTTCGATGTCACGGTGCCGGTGAAGTTGGCGTCGCCGTCGATCTCGGAAGCCGGACCACCTGTCGCGTTGCTTCCGGTCATGCCGCCCTGGAACGTCAACCGCTTTTGCGTCGTGCTGTTGCCCGTGAACGTCGAATCCGGCGCATCGACGAGCAGCTTCGGCGCGGTCTGCGCGATGCCGTCCGCCGTCAGTTCCATCTGCGTGTCACCGATGCGGAAAACGATCCGGCCACCAGCCGGCACCGACAGGACATATTCGTGCGCGTCGTGGTCGTAATGCTCGTGCGCACCGTCCGGCCAGTCGGTCGCCGTCAGGTTAGCGGCGTTGCCGTTTGCCCCGCCGTGCGTGTCGCTATAGAAGCCGGCCAGCACGAACGCACCGGCAAGCGTGCCCGACGGCGCGAGCACGACAGCCTGCTCTCCGATCGATGGCGGGCACCACGTCCTGACCCGGCCAGCCGCAAATGTCTTCCACGGCAACAGGGCACTGACCCACTCGCCGTTGCGGACCCGGCAGCGCGGTGGGTCGTACTGGACATCGTCGATATAGCCCGCCTGCACGATGCTCGCGATCAGGCGATCGATCTCGCCGATCTCGTAGTCGCTCATGTGGCTATCCTCCGGACAGGTCCCGTGCCGGATCCGCGTACTCTGCGCCCGGCGCGGTGCCCGTATCAGGATCGACGCCCCACAGCACAGCGGAGCCCGCGGACGGAAACGGCGCCGCCACATCGCCCAGATCGAATTCGTGCGTCCACTCGACGAGCCAGACCAGATACGCGTCGAGCTCCGGCTTGAACGGATCGTCGCCGATCTGCACGAGCCTCGCCGGCGTCACCGGCACACCCCACGTCTGCGCATGCACGGCACACGCAATGCGCGCGGCCAGCTCGCGCACCGCGAGATCCGCGTGGGCGCCAAGTGGATCGCAGATCGCCCGCGCCTGGAAGCGCCCGATCAGCGACGTCTGACCGGTACCGGGATCGTGTCCCGGCTCCATCTCCGACAGCTCAAGCGCGATGCTCGGCGTCGGGATCTTCCGGCCGATACGCGGATAGGCATCGATCGGTGAGATATCGGGCAGCGCCGCGCGCAGGCCCGCGATCATCGCGTCGTGCAGCGTTTTCAGGTTATCGAGCATGCCGGACTCCTCCAATCGCCTTCTGGATTTCGTAGTTCACTTCCTGCTTCAGGATGACCATCAGTCGCGTCTCGCACATCTGCGCCGCGCGACG